CGAAAGTGTTCCACCGAAATTATTTTACTCTAAATTCTTTAGCTAATTTATAAGAAGCAAAAGATTTTATACCAAATCCATCCCCTCTCTTATATTCAGTGAATTTAAAGTCTTTACCATCTTGCTTTTCACGCATCTTGATATACGATGAAATGCCTTGGTCGCTAACTTGCAAATTATATTTATCTAATTTGACAATATATTTTACAAACTCCTCAAATAAAGGATGGTGCTTTACGTTTTCTAATATGGAAAGTGTTCTTATCGCATAGTAATCCTTTCCAGATATATCATCCTTCGAGAAGTCATTGAATCTCTCTTGGTAAACTATCCTAAGTAAAGCTCTGTACGTAGGATATACTCCACGAATAATACCATTATCTTGATAATCTGTGTGATACAAATTTTGCAGGTATATAACAAATTTGTCAGATATATAAGATTTCTCATCATTTACATCAAGTCCATACGAACGGAAGTGATCTTTTAAACCTTCAGGATCGAAAGTAGCATATGCACCGTCGTCACCCTGGACCTGAGAAGACTCCAAATCTTCATCGAATGTTTGTGAAATACCATACTGAACAACAGATCCTACTTCATTCGTGTAAGCTGAACCTGAAGGAATGCCATGTGGACCTTTATAAATTTGGTCAGGTGTAACCAGTCCAATAGTGTTAAATCTTTCAGCATGTACGGCTAATTCAGGGTGATATTGTGTTTGAAATAAGCTCTTAAAGTACACGTTGAAGGCATAATCCTGTAGCTTTCGTTTAACAGAATTGTCAAAGTTTGAAAAGTCTATACTCACTAAACTTTTACCTTGACTCTGAGCATGGTTGATGAGTTTAGACAGGGCAACGTCGATGTCGTCTGCCGACCTTAATGCAGCGCGCCAAGGTAAATTTCTTTGATACTCAAGAATAGGTCTATAGAATCTCATCTCGTCGACAACAGCTGATAGAGGGTATCCCCAAACAAGACGTGTTTTCTTATTCTCTTGAGTTCTAGTAAAAGGTACACTTGGATAGTTCTTAATTAGTTGACTATCAATATCATTAAGCGTATCACTTAAAACGCTACCTTTCTTAGACATTGAAGGTAGACCAGCATTTGTTTGCTTCTTAATGTATTTGGCTGCATTCGTGAGAGATATAGGTCTTAACCTCCCGTTATCTGGAGAGTAGGATTCAATCTCTTTTCCGCTGTCAGGGGAAAAGGTATTATCAACTCCAGACCTACGTTCATCCCAAGGAACTGCGATAGATCTGGGACCGTATTTAGAACGATTTGACTGCTCTAACTCGAGTAAAACATCATTGAGTTTTCCTCGATTAGAATTGAAAATATCGTCCCAACCTGAAAGGATTTCTTCCGGACTGACTCTACTTGCTACTGGAGATAACAAGACTTCATCATATCCAGTCACAGTTCTATCGAGCAATCGGGAAAGCTTAAACAAGGCGTCTTCAGACACACCAAGACTTGTAAGTTCTTCGCGGATTGACTTTCTCATATAATATTTGGGTTAGAGGAGTGGGTGCACCTCTCGGTCAGACGTAAATCTGATACAATTTCTTTGATGATTTTAGGCCACGCACCGGTAAAGTAAGATCAGTACACCGTGGTTGGCTGCCTCTGTCTTGCCAGCCGTCGCCGGCGACTTACGCAACCTGGCCCCACGAGCCGTTATTTTCAGACGCCTTGCTACGTCCCCGCTCGTCCAGTCGATCAAACTGATAA